GTGATGGCCGTGCCCGCAGCAGGGTCATACTTGCGGCCCTGATTGTCCAAGTTTACCGTGGCAGCGCCCGCCTGGTAACGCTCCAGTTCCCGTGAGCGCCCACGGCGCACGGTCACGCTGCGCACGTCCTCGGTGACATCTTCAAGAATGTCGCCGGCCAAACCAAATGGCGCATCATCAAGTTCACCCAACACGGGATCGTCAAGGGTGAAGAAATCACCGGCACCGCCCGCAGCCAAGTCAAAGGCGATGCGAACAACGGTGTCAGGCCGCGACATAAACGCTGCCATTCCTGCGCTCGTACGCCTTCAAGGCGTCCACGATCTGACGGCCGACCTCGGCACCGTTGCTGCCCATGCCCGCGTTGACTGTGAGGTTGATGGTGGTGCCGGCATTGGATCGCCCGCCACCAACCATCGGCAACGGATCGTTGCCACTGGATTGGCTCAACGGAATGACAGCCTCGGGGCCAGCCTCACCGATCAATGCAAACGTTGGCCGGTTCACGATGCCACCAGTTGCACCAACGATGGTCTTGCCCGCTGACTTTGCACCCACGGTTTCATTGACCACTCGGTTAACGGTGGTCACGGTGATCGTTGCACTGCGATTCATTGCAGCAGCCAGGTTGTCCATCAGCGTCATCAGACGCTCACGGCCCTTGCCACCTACTCCGAACCGGTCAACGAACGCCTGCACGGTTTGCTGTGCTGACTCAAGGCCGGCGCCGTAGAAGTTCGTGGCAGCCAATAGGCCGATCTCATCGGCAGCGCCCTGCGCTGCGGTGAGCATCCCTGTTGCCTGCTCGATGCCCGCTGCGCCTGAGTCAATCAAGTGCTGCGCAATGGCGGTTCCTGATCCGGCACCTTCAGCGATGACCGCCTGCATCAGTGGGCTGTTGACGTTTAGCCCAAGGGCCATCAGCTCTTTGATCTTGGCGGCAAAGTTCGTGACCTTTTCGGCCTGTGCTTGCAGCTTCTCAATGAACGTGCCACCGATGCGGGCACCGTCCTCGCCAAACTCCTCGGCAGTTTCACCTAATTGGAATCCGCGCATGAGCGATGACGACACCGAGGTGGCCATGTCGGCCATATTGGTTTTGATCTCCTCAACCGATTCGTTGAGGTACTCACGAACGCTTTTGAAGGATTCTTTGTACGTGGCAATGGCCGCTTTGGCATCCTCGGCTGACTTGCTAATGGCACCACCGGCAGCCGATGCACCACCGGCTGCGCCACGGGCGGCCTTGTCAATGGCGCCGTACTTGCCTGGAAGTTCTGCCCAGACAGATGACGCGCCAACCTTGACGCCCTCAGACAGCGCCGAGGTGACGGTGCCAGATGTGTTGGCAAAGTCTGATGCAATGCGCTTGGCGTTCCAAATCGACTCGAACAAATCAAGGTATGACTTGGCCGCGTATCCTGCCGCGTCGCCGGCATCGTAGGTGTTCGGGGTGAGCGTGCCACCCATTGCGTTGCCGGCTGCAATCGCTGATGCAGCGGTGCCAGAGATCGCATCCGCCTGATCCTTGAAAGAGTTGCGGCTGCCACGGGTTGCAATGCCGAGCGCAATAGCCTCTTTGGTGAAGTTGCCATTGGCGTCGCGCAGTTTGTTAGTGGCGCGCAGATTCTTTTCAGTCTCAGTGATGTATTCCTTGTGCGCTTTGGCGCCATCGTTGAGCACCATGACGAAAGCGGCAGCAGCCGTGGCGATCGCCACAAACGGGATCAACTTCATCGCTGTGGACATGGCCACAATGGCCGTGGTGGAAATGTTGAGTGCACCTACGAGCAGTTTGCTTGCCGCCACGTTTACGGCAAATGCAATGCTGCTTGCAGTGAGGGCAGCACGCTGCACAACAAGTGCGGCGGTGAATGCGCCCACGGCAACGGTCACCAGAATGATGGCGGTCTTGTTTTCTTGGATAAATGTCGACGTGTTTTTGACGCCATCGCTTAGAGCCTTGATGGCCGGAATAAGGCCAGAGATCAGCGCGTTGATTAGCGGCAAAATGGCAAGGCCAAGTTCTTCCTTGAGGTTGTCAAAGTACACGTTGAACTTGTCAATGCCCGTGGCTGTTGCGCCAGCAACACCACCAACTTGGGATTCAACCTCGGCCAGAATCAACTTCTGCGCGGTCAGAACGTCGCCACCCTCAACGAGGGTTTTGATCTGTTCTTTCTGCTGCTCGGTGAATGTCACACCGGCACGGCTCAACGCGGTCAAGCCAAGCTTGGGATCGTTGAGTGCCTTGCCGAGCATCTTGGCGGCAGACTCGGCATCACCGAAACCGGCAGCGGCTAGGTCTTGGGCCGCAAGCACGGTGCGATCAAAGATGGCCTCAAGGCCCTCGCCCTGATTCGCTACGTTCTTGAACGTCAAGATCAGGTTGGCGCTGGTCTGAATTAACTCATCGTCAACGGCGATCTGCTCAGAGATACGCTGGGAAAGATCGGCTACTTGGTCAGCGGTGACATTGGCCGCAGAGCCGGTGGCTTTAATGATCTGCGCGGTGGCCGCGTTGACCTTGATGGCCTCTTGGGCTTCAGCGATTGAATCCTTGAACACGTTGACAAGACCTTGCACGCCTGCAACGCCCACGCCAAATGCAGCACCGAGCGCCAGAGCCTTCTTGCCGATATCGGCAAAGCTCGTGCCCGTTTGCTCACTGTTCTTGCGGAATCCAGCAAGTTGCTTTTCGGCCTTGGCTAAATCCTTGAAATCAACTTTGCCGAGGAAGGAGACGACAACAGCCATGTGCTAACCCCCTGCCACTTTGTTGAGATAACCCTGAACGATCTTTTGCGCATCGCGTGCGGCCTTTTCAATCTCGGCCACCGCTGCACCTCTGTCCTCGTCAAACGCTTTCCAGATACCGCGCTTGCCCTTGTACCGGTTGCTGATGTTGTCAACGAAAGAACTCTTGGATGATCCCTTGCCAGCGGTGTGCCAGATCACGCCTGGTGCATCGGTGGCAATCAAGCCCAAATAGTTGGTGACAAGCCGGCCACGCTTGCGCATGTTGGCGCGAGTTTTGCGCATGTTCTTTTTGACTGCTGCGCCATTCATTGAAAGGTCACGACCATCGCGGGTGTACGTCCACGGGCCCCAGCCACTCAAGGCACTGCCACTGGGCACATCAGCGCGGGCATTGTTGAGCACGCGCGTTGAGGCCACGTTCATGCGCTTGGCAATCTCTTTGGATTGTGTTTCGTCATACGCCTTAAGGATTGCCATCGTTTCTTTGAGGCCGGTGATTGCTACACCCTGCAAAGCCACGAGCAATCACCCCCTTGAGGATTTGTTCATTTCAATGGAGCGCCAGCGCAAATACCTGTGCATGGTTGCGATCATTCGATCCGACTCGGCAAGAACTTGACTCGGTGCAATCTTCCATTCGTACGCTAGGTGAACGATCAGCCAGTGTGCTGACTGTTCACCCAGCGGAGTTATTGGGGGGAATCACCGAAACTGACCTGATCAACGGTTTCCATCCACGGGTCAAACTCTTGCGTGGTTTTGCCGTGGCGCTTAAGGGTGTGCCATGCAATCCACAAGATGTGCTCAATGCGCGAATCAGATGCAAAGACCGCCATCGACACATTGAAGTTACGCTCAAAGGCGACGAGATCAGGGGCCGACACAATTACATCGGCCCCTGTCCCATCGTTGTAGGTGACATTCAGGTTCATTCTCATTGCAGGACTCCTCGCAGGTTAAGGGTTGAGGGAATGACTAGGCGCCAGTGCCGCGCGTGATTGCGCCAGTGATCGGCCACGAAACTGACTGTGAAGCAAGATCGCCAACCGCTGAATCAATGGGGTTGATTTCAGTGACAAGGCAAACAAACGAGTACTCGGGGTTAGCGGTTCCCACGGCTGCGGTTCCACCTGGCCGAACTGCAACGCTGGCCGTTCCGCCGAGCAGCGGGAACAGAACAGAATCGAGCGCGCCGGCTGCGTAGTCGTTGTGGAAGTCGAAAGAAACGGTGCCGGACTTCAAGCCGCCAATCCGCTCACGGAATCCGTTGCCCGCAAAGTTCGTGGTCTCAACGTCATCGGCTGAAAGTGCGATGGTGCATTGTGCGACGTTCGCGCTAATGGTGCCGCCAGCGAGAACGACAACGGGGTTCTGAATAACAATCTTGGCCATGTCTGGCTCTCCTTATGCTGAAAACACCTGAACGACGAACTCGGCGCTCAGGTAGGTGATGTCACCTACGGTTAGTTGGGTGTAGTTGCGCAGGCTTGTTACTCGAAGGGAAAAGGCTTTTCCTCCGAGAGTCTTGTCAACCTCAATGGCAGCTTTGATGCTGCTTGCACCACTGCCGGAGCAGTAGTCATCAAGTTTGTTTTGTGCAGATCGCTCATCAACGCGGCCAACAATGACCGTCACCGTGAACTCGTACTCATCGCCACCAGTGCGGGCAAAGGCTGTGTCATAGCGAATGGATGCCGGCATCACCACGGCAATGGGCGGGTTAATTGTATCGGGCACGGTGGCCGATGTGCGCAGCCCTGAAACGGTGGCAAGGTTCGTGGCAATGCCGGTGCGCAGTTCACTCACGGATGCCATTAGGCTGCCGCAAACTTTTTGAATGGGCGCACGAGTTGCGCAACGTCAGGATCAACTTTTCCAACGCGGATTGCGCCCATGTCTCCGAAGCCTGCGACCGCGAGCGGGCTGTCAAGCCGCTTATAATATCTTGAAGCCAAAATGATCGTGGCTTGCACTACTTGGATGGGCACCGGTGTGAAGCCATAGACACCTTGGATGCGCACCGTTGCCTGGTTGCCCCAGATGGGCAGCAGGTAGTCGCCGATCATGCGCAGCCGGTAGATCGGGTACGGGTTGCCGGACACTCGTTGGTTCAACGGTTCGGTCTGGTAGTCGGTTACGGCGATAGTAATGGGAAAGGTCAGGTCGCCAGTGTCATCAAGCTTGACGCTCACAATGCTGGTGAGGTCGTCGGTGTCTACGGTGTAAAGGTCATTAGGTGTG